CCTGAACAGCTGTCCCTCAGCCGTGATGAACTTGGCTTTAATTTCCTGCTCGTAGAGGTCTTCACTTCCGCGAGCGTACTCTTTCGCCAGTGACAGCCGCTCGTCTTCGTGGATCAGCGGGTTGTCGTCCATGGAGTAATTGAAGACTCCCCAGTCTTCGGCCTCGATCCCCATTTGAACCAACTCGTAAAAATGGTTCCGGCCCTTCGGGGTACCGATGAAGAGGGCACCGCCCCGCACGTCTGCCAGTGCAGGTCTTATAATCTCCGGCCATACACGAGGCGGCATATCCGCGTACTCGTCTAGGACAGCGAATCGTAGTTTCATGCCACGAGCGGCGTCCGGGTCGTCCATGCCGAGTAGTCGTATCCGGCAACCACCTAACTCCGGTGGTAATTCTACCATAGAGGTTTTCTCAAGAGTCCGACACTCTAAGCCAGTGGCTTTCTCGATTTCTTGAGCAAACTTCTTGAAGTAGGGCCACGCGTTACGACGGGCCTGCTCCCTATCTATCCCGACGTAGATTACTTCTGACGAAGAGTCGAGCGTGATCCCTCTCGGGTTGACTGTCGCCAACGCTTCTTCAAAGCAGCGTATGACGCTATAGACGGTCTTGCCGAAGCGACGACCTGCCGCCACGATCTTGAATCTCGCCGGGTGCGCATGTATCTCCGCCTGCGCGGGATGCAGGTTAAATTGGATTTGTGCCACGACCCCTCCGGCTAATTGTTGCTATCGGTACTCTGTGCGTTCTTCATGCGTTGTAATTCGTCGGAACCCTCTATCGCGAGGTCAAGACGGTTGCGCGTATTGCGCAAGGCATTGGTAGCTGGCGCGACAGAGTCTTTCAGAAACCCTGTTGAAGCCAACTCGTCCGCTTCTACCGCTTCGATATCCGCCTGCGTGGCTGCGTCCGCTGCAGCCTTCCTCTCCCGCTCTTCCCTACGGAACTTCGCAAACGCACCTTCCCCACGGACGGGGCCGGGCGCTGGTGTGGCTACTCCGAACATCTGGGCTAACTCTGCGTCAGCCCGTTCAATTCGATCAGCCTCAAGCTGAGCGGCTAGCTCGGCGTCAAGCCTCGCAAGCCGTTCCTCGGACGTTTCCGCCATTACTTAGCGCTGCCGCCAAGCTTCTGGATGATAGCGTCGCCTGTTAAGTTAGCCGTAAGCGAGTCGAGGTCTGCAGATACTTCCCGAATACTCCGCCTTGAGCCTTTTACGGCATCACTACGGTTGGTAACTTTCGGGAGGCCACGGTCATTTTCGGCGTCCGTGGACTGGCCGGGAACTGGCCGGGCCATTACTTCGTTCCTACGTCTTTGGCTTGAGAGTTTTCGTGGTCATTGCCGGGCTTGCCAATACTCTTCAAACGAGCGTCGTTTGATGTGTTGTGCAAGCTGACAGTGCCTTCGCCACCCTGACGACTGTCAGGATTTTGATTTGCTGGTACTTCGCCTTTAGTGGGCATTGGTTCTTCCTCTATCTCGGTGAATTCGCCGTCAATTACTGCTTGCACAGGAACCTTGGCGTTGGGGTTGGTCTGAATGATGATCTGCAATCGGCGGTCGGTCTTCTCTGCTTCCTCTGCTTCCTTCGGAGGCATGGCAGGCATAACGCGGTCTAGGAGCAATTTCATTGCGGAGATAGCATCCTTGTCTTCGCCATCTACTGCAATGTCGAGTACTTTGTCTATACCCTTAAGCAGCTTCTTTGCCTGAGTCGGGTCTGCGATATAATCCCGCAAACCCGCTTCAAGCATCAAACGCTCATGCGTTATGTAGTTGCGGAGTCCCTTCTGCTTACCAGCAGGGTTCCCGCTTTGACCGGGCAGAAATCTGCCCTTGTCATCCCTCGTGACAAGTGCCATGTCTTAGAAGCTTTCGTACACGTTCGCTTTCGGCTTCAGTACGAAACCCTTGACGGCGATACCGCCAACGAAAGGTGTGATTGCGTCAGTGCCTTCAGGGTTGTATATCACAACTCCGACGGTATTTGCGGACACGACGTATGCGCTCAGAAGCCCGCCCTCTAGGGAAGCTGCTGAAGCGACGAATACAAAGTCGCCCAACTCTGCACCGGTTACGGTGAAGGAGACTTCGGCGGCTTTACTGGCCGTCATCGTGGTGTCGGTAAGAACCGTCTTGAACGGTATAACATCAAACAAGCCTTGGAACTGTCGCGGGCCTTTGCTGCCTCTGACATCTGATGCTGATGTGATTGCTTCGATATCTGTTGCCATTGTACTATTCCTCGTTAGAAAGTTGCTGTAGTTTTAGTTTTATGCCGCCCTTCTAACGGGGCGATCTTGGGTTAAATGTAATATACGGTATCGTCAATTATCTGGTGTTCTGTCATTCCCGGTGCGGCTGCTGAGACGACTTCAACAAATGTCACATTCACGGGTACGGTCAGGAGCAGCGCTGTTAGCAATATCATGCTGCCTTCAGTACCATTGTGAGGGCATGCCCATCTTGACCTGCGCCTGCGTTGGATGTCCACTCTCCGGGCGTCTCTAGGCCAGCTGTAGGCAGTGCCTTGTATGCACCAACACTCGCCAGTGCGGAGGCTTCATAACCCGCCGCAGCTAAGGCATAGCCTGACGGTGGTGTCGGGTCTGCTGTTGGATTAGCGTTAGCACCCATGTGGAGAATCACAGCTATTGTGTTATCAGTTGCAGACGTGATCGCCGGGGAAGTCGGAGTATTGTCGTTTGGTTGGTAGATAACATGACTTGAAGTTGGCGTGACATCGAATATATCTACGTGCACCCCACTGAACGCCATGATAATCATGCTGTTGCTGTAGCCGACACCTGAGTTGTTTTCCATCTGAACGATGCCAGCTACGCCATCTCCTACCTTGTAATACACTCTTGTGTTGACGTTGCCATCAACCCCTCGGAGAGCAGGTACCTCAGTCCAGCCTGCCGTGGCTACCGTTATGTCAGTCCACGTAGTTTCTTGACCATTCAGGTTCACAGACATCAGCAGTAGGCTGCCAGTGCTGTGCGCCGGGATATCGTAGTCTAGCTTACTGCCAGCATCCGCAATGTGGATTTGGGTTTCCGCCGTAGCTCCCACAAACTCAAACACGGCAGGCGCACTTTGCGTCAGCGGGGCACGCGCGCCCAACCCTAGGCGACCTACGCCGGGCAGCCCTAAACCAAATGACCCTGATCGCTTGATGTTGGTCATTACGGTAAGGTTATGCCCCACTTGGCTGCGAGGTACTCTGCGACGGCGAGTCTGTTCTCAGTCGAGAGTACGCTATTGTAAATGATGATTTCTCCAATGGAGCCGAAGAAAGCATACGTGGTTGCCGAGTCGGCTGTGCCTATGCTGAATTCGTTTGCACTAGCACCCGTGGGATCACCTGAAGTATCTGTAGCGACTTCAGCGTTATTAAGGTATCCCTTCATGGCCGGGCCAGTATTGGTATGACTGGCGTGCCATATATGGAAGGCGTCTGCGCCGGTTGCGGTAGTCGTAAGCTGTACCTTGTCGCCCGTATAGCTGGCAGCCGAGAACGCCATATCTGCGCCGCCTGCACTGCCTGACGCCATGCGCCAGCCCGTTGACCATCCGGTATTGCTGCGGTTGACCGCGCCGGGCCAACTGTCGGCCTCGTCGAACTGTTTGTTAGCTACGACGAATATAGACATATCTGCGCCGTCTAATCCGGTCACGCTTGCTGACGTTAGTTTCAGCTGCTCTGCTGCGTCGAAGCGTATCGCGTTCAACGAGTTTATCGTAACCTGTGACGGTCGTTGTGCACCGGAAGCAGCTACGTCATTGGCGGCGTCAGACTTATCTGCCCACGCATCTACCAATGACGCCGTGCCTGTAATCGTATCTCCGTCCGTGGCGTCGAACCACGCTTCGCAACCAGCAATGTCGGTCGGGGCAAAGCCTCCGCCACCGCCACCGCCAGCAGACGCACGAGCAACCGAAATACCGAAGCGACCTACGCCCGGTATCCCTATTGCGCCAGATAGCGCACTGCGGCGCATTAGACTATCGCGATTTCGCTAATCCCGCAAATACCATCTGCAGAGTCTTGAATGACTCTCGCAGTCGCATGGGTGCAGCGGAGGATTGCGGAGCTACCAGCAGGCAAAAAGATGTCGAAATTACCGTCTGTAGCCGCAACCGCCGATCCTGAGAATCTGAAATAGGAATCAGTGTTTACCGTGATGATATACACCTTGCCGACAGCAAACCCGGCTTGAGTCGTCTCAGTTGACGCAGAGGCGATAGATTGGCCGGAACCGGCAACGATTTGATAACAGTCTTGTAATACGGACATTTTTAGCCTTCCTGTGTGAATTGGTTCGGGAGTCGCCCGTGCGAGAGCGGAGGGAGGAACTCGTCGCAATAAGCGACCCCCTGACGACGGTTCGCGCCGTGTTCGGTGTTCCTCACGTTTTTACGCCATTATGGCTTGATTGCCACAATCCCCGCAGCAAAGCGCCTTGATGACGCCGCCTTTGGGTGTGGTTACGATTTGCTCGGTCATATTACCGGTTTCACCGCAACCCGGGCATTTTAAGTGCCCAAGAGGATTATTTGCTATTTGTTCTTTCCGAGCGCGACGTTGCTTGCGTTTGCGCTCTTTATCGAATTCCTCGGGCGACATTGCAGCCGCCGCTTCACGTTCTGCGGTTCGTGCCGGGTTATCCGGCTCTTGCGGTGCAGATAAGCGTGTGTGGACTTCTTGATCTACCAACTCGGCTACGTTGCCGTTATCGGCATCTAATCCGCTTATTTGCGGCGTGGCCGAAGGCCCGACCGGATTTTCTCCGTTCAGGGCTGCAACTGCAGCCGATAGCCTCTGCGCCGCGTCTCGCGCCGCTTCGGCTCGGGCTGTGGCCTCTAATAAGGCCAACTCAGCCAATGCTAGCTCAGTCTGCGCCTCTTCGAGTGGTGCGTCGAGGATACTCACCGTGGCCTCACTATTCCACCCGGACGGGTAATGATTCGAGGCTTTTCTTCCTCTTCCGCGTCCGGCGGAGTAAATTTTACGCGATCACCAGCCTTTCCGTCGTACGGAAGCTGATGCTCGGCAAATGTGCCATCCACGATCTTGAAGTAGCCGCGATTCACGTCTATTTCGTCAATCGTGACCTCAAAGCCCGTTTTGTTGTCTTTTACGAATGTCTTATAGGGGTGTTTCCGATCAGCGCGGACTCCAAAGCCCTCGTTGTAGCCAAATTCGCCTCTTGCATCTCGCACATGCGCTCAGCAACCTTGAGTTGTTGCCTGCTAACCTTAGCTTGCGTGAAACTGGCGTCGGCTATGCGGTTGAGTGCGTCTGCAATGAGTTTGGCGTCGTTCGACGCGAATGTCACTTCAGCTTCTTGGCAATCGCGTCGAAAATCAACGCAATAGCGCCAAGCCCGTAAATGGGGCGGGATTCGTCGGCAATAAAGGGTACGGCGTCGCACAGAACCTTGACCCGGGCTTCCAGTGTGGAAACGCGGTCGAGCAGCTGATTAACTGTCTCGGTGTGGTCAACCGTTTTCACGATTTTCGGTGCTTTCTGAGCTGCGACACGTTTAGCCTCGCTTTTCGAGGCTGGTGCTTTATCGGTCATCTGAGATTCTCCCTCTCGTAGTGTATGACAAAAACACCTGCGAATATACACAAGTGCTGGTAATTTGATCCGGGCCGAAGCCCGGTAGGTGTCCAATCGGACGGCGGTTTTACTCGGGTGGACAAAACTGCCGTCACTTATGAATAAGTGAAGACGTTTCTGTCCAATTTGGAAGCGTAGGCTGGACTCGAACCAGCAACCTTCAGTTTATGAGACTGACGAGGTAGCTTTCCTCCACCACGCTAATTAGGTTATTGTGCTCTACCCTCTTTAGGGTATTGTGTTGTTTGGAGCGTGCCGAGGGACTCGAACCCTCTACTTCAGTTTGGAAGACTGATGCCTCACCTGTTTGGCCTGACCCGCGTATATATGGAGTCCGCCCCGGTCACGACATCCGGGCTAATCCCGTCTGTGGTTTACTTTCAAGGAACGCGGACATAGCCGGGGCAAGAAAAAAACGATCCCTCGGAACACATGCGAAGAAGCTACTCTACTCGTATCCATTACGTCTAATTCTTGTCCTCGACAAGCGAGTCCAACAATAAGAACGTAACGGCTACTCGTAGTAGCAGGTAAATGCAACCCCTGTACTTGTAGTATGACCGATTCTCGGCCATCTGTCAAGCTTTATTTTACTAATCCTAAGTAAAACAAAGGCTTACCAGAGGCTACTTTAGACGCAATCTAACGATCTGCGCAGTAGTTACCGCTGTAACTACCTGCTGAAGACCTGCAGAAGTATCGTAAGGAAATCGTAAAGTGCGGGCAGCAGCGGGCCGAAAACTGGCTGACTCAAAATTGAGTCTGGGATGGTGCACATGGCCCTCGAAGACCGCCCGGGGGGCCGCCCCCCCTCGCCAGTCTAACGGCAGCTGCGATTATGACAGCGGTCTAACCAGCTGCGGCCAGCGGAGCGCTCGCCCGGTAGGCACCCTCGCATAGACGGCACGGCACGGCACGTTAGACGGCACGTCACGACGCCCAGTCCCTACATCCCGCGCCCCGTAAGCGTTGAACCAATGCCCCCACGTTGCCACTGCCCCCGTGACGGCAGCATCCACGCCCCCCTTGCCACTGCCCCTCGCTGCACTGCCCCCGTTAGACGGACGCATGCTGCCCCCGTCTCTGTACCGCAGCGTACAGGTACCAGACGCAGCAATGCCCGGGCAAGCCGGGCACCACTGGTCTAACTGTACTGCGTAGTACGGTCTAAGCTAGCACGATGCACTCGTGCGGTACGATCACACGCCACGGCGAAGCGTAACCCAGAGCATGCCTGACGTGATAGCAGTCACGAGACAAGGTGACATGCTCCACGTCTTCGGCGAACCACTGGTGCTCTGCTCGTATGCTCGCTCGCTGCGTCATGTTATGCGGGATAGTTTCAATGCTCATGTCTATTCACTCCGTCTAAGTTTAAGATTGATTGCTTCCTTAATGGCAGACTCAGGGTTACCCGTGCCGACGTGCGGTAGCATAACGATACTGAACGCTTCCGGTAACACGTCCCGCAGTTCCGCAGCATTGGCACTGGTAGGATGACCGGCACCACTGCAGCTGCCCGGTAGATTGAGCACTGCGTCTTCGTAATTCAACATCTGGTGCCAAGCCCGTCGTAAGAATGACGGATGCAAGATCGCGGCAATGCGTTCAGGCTGCAGTATTTGTCCTGACTCGTGCACTGGCGTCACATACAGGTATGTGCCCGGGCCAGCAAGACGCGAAGCGTTCACAACGTATATAGATGTGTCAATTTGCTCCGCTTGCAACCAAGCTACGAGACGCATGCAGCAACGGGCATAGTTCAATACCTGTAAGGTATCAATGCCCCCGTTGTAACATCCGTCGATAACCAGAGTTAGACCGCGAACCGTTTCACTGGGCAGTGCTCGGCATGCAAGCATGCAAGCAGGATGCCCGGCCAAGTGTGCAGGTACGATAGGGAAAGAGCCGCCCACGTCCCGCACGAATCCCGGTCTTGGCGCTTCGTCACTGGTTAGACCGTCTAACCCTTCTACGCCTTCGATTGCTTCCGGCCACCCGTTAGTTAGCATGTCGTTATACTCGGCAGCGTTGCGGGTTGCGCAAAATTCTTGCGATAGACCACTGCGCGGGTTGATACGCTCGCCTTCTACCATGCCGTAAGCGTAATCAGCGACGGTGCGGTGACGCACAATCACGCCACCTCGCCTCTCTTTTGATTGCAGCTTAACGTCAGCGCGAAAGACAGTCACGATGCACTCCGCATCTGACTTTTAACTTGCGTCATAGCAGCTTCGTCTAATCCAGCGAAGAGTATGTCGCGGTCTATTTCGCGACGTGTTACTCCATGCTTTCGCGCTAGCTTCGCGAATATAATCATTCGAGTGCTAACGATGTGACGAATACCGAGAGTAGTGCAAGCTGCGCGCAATTTCCAAACCCTGTCAACAATGTCTGCTGGCCCTAAGTCAATCTCAATGTTCTCATCGTAATCAATAAAGACTCGGACAAACCGCGACATGGATGCTGCGTCTTGCTTGAACCGCCCAACATAGTCAGCGGTCGCTCCGTTACCCCATGTATTCAGGCATGCAATCGCGACAAATTTGTCGTGTTTGTACTGCATGCCGTTAGGGAAAGCGAAGCACCCTTGATCGTCCGTCACTGCGTTAAACGAGACGACTGCATCTGGCGAAGAGCCGTCTAATTCATCGAAGCAGAATAAACATCCTGCAGTGAAAGACTCGTACAGCGGAGTGTCGTGATATGTTCCGGTAGCGTCTTTATAGCCAACAAGATCATATTTCGACATCAGCGCACCAGTTGAACGGAAGTCTAACTCTAGTTCATCGGCAACCTGTTGGGCTATGGTGCTTTTGCCCGTGCCTGCAGGGCCAACCAATGCGACGTTAAGACCGGCTCGGATATACTTCAGGATAACCGGGAACATCTTGTGCCGTTTCTTTTGCTGCGGCTCTTCGTCTTGCTGCTCTTGTTGCTCCTGCTCTTGCTCCTGTTCGCCGTCGCCGTCTTCCGGTTCGCCGTCTTCGTCTTGCTCGCCGTCTTCCTGCTTGTCTTCGTCACGGTCTTGCTTGTCGTCTTTTTCGCTCTCGTCACGGTCTTGCTCTTCCTGCTCCGCTTCGTCTTCGTCTTCGCCGTTACCAGCTTGTTGCTCGCTCTCGTCTTCGCTCTCGTCTCCGTCGTCTTCGCCGTCTTCGGACTGCTCGCCCATGTCGTCTGCGTCGTCTTCGCCGTCTCCGTCTCCGTCGTCAGCGTTGCCGTCGTCTCCGTCACCAGCTTGTGCGTCGTCTAACTGCTCGTCCCAGTCTTTTTCGACTTCGCCTTCTGCGTCACCTGATTCTGCGTCGCCTTCTGCGTTGTCGTCTTGCTGCGCGTCGTTACCTTGTGCGGCGGCATGCGCTCCGATCTCTTCGTCTAACTCTTGCACGTCTTCGTCACGTCCGAGATTATTTTCGCCACCTTGGTTATGGTTCTCGTTTTGCAGCGCTTCCTTTTTCTGTAGTGCACGTCTGCATCCCTGCTCGGTTATCAGTCCCTCATTTATTGCAAGCTGCAAATGAGACTGCAGCTGTGCAAGTGTCATTAGTCTAACGTCGCGGCTATCGTGCCATGCGTTAAGCATGCGACGTGCCGCACTGCGGTTCTGCGTTGTGATTGTAAAGTTAGCCATTAGTTTTTACTCCGATGTTGGTAGGGGCATGGCGCGGTAACATCCGTCGCCGATTATCTCGGCAAGTTCACGGTGCGTCGTGGCAACCATATTAAAAGGTAAGACGTGACGACGTGCGGCCAGTCTATCGGCAGCAAGTAGCCGTGCCCGTCTCTCGTGCGTATTGCGTCTTCGGTTTGTCATGGTGCGTCCCTCTCTGTTGGTGAGAAAATATGATGCGTTCACTTACACCTTATATATGTCGTCAAACTGTCAATACCCCCCAAAGGCTAAGCGCTTGAATTATGGGCGAATTTAGTTTGCTGCCCGGGCATATTTCGCGGATTTTCCCGCGATTTGCGCAAACTTTCGCAGATTTCAGTACGGACAGAAATAGTTGCGAGTGAAACCGTCTCCGGTCGAAAAAATAGTGCTTGACAAGAATCGTGCCAACGTGTAGAGTAGAAGTGACAGGGGTCACAAATCCATTTAAGCCTACAGAGAGGGCATCGACATGACACGCAAACATTTTATTCGACTGGCCGCCGCGATAAGCTGCATAACGGATGACTCCGAACGCAGACAGACCGCGCAACGCATCGGTGACGTATGTGCCGACGCTAATCCTTTTTTCGACTGGGCACGATGGGACGACGCATGCGGGGTGGCGAAATGAATCACTACCAACCAAACGATAGACCTATACACCCGGCATGCAAAAAGCTTATGAGTGCTGACTTCAAGTGCTCGTGCGATCTTGAGTGGCGTGGTTGGGACGGTACCGATGACGGGTTAGACCGTCGCATTGAACTCACGGCAAAGCGCGAACTGCGCACAGGTTGGGGCGCTCCGGGGTCACTCGGGCACGGCCCTGACTTAGACGTGGACGAGGTGCGAGCGTCCCCCGACAAGTCTCCGGCAGATAGACGGCTGCACGATGACAGACAAAACCCAGAGTCGTCTATGACCGTGGAGCACGACGGCTTCTGGAAAGAGTCAGAGAATTTGAAGACGATACGCGGTGACGCAAGTTGGGAAGACGGCGTGAATCGGACTATTCTTATGGACAAGTTGCGCTTGCATATCATAGACCGGGGATACTGGGGCGACTGCGAGGGCGCAGAGTTAGACGATCTACGCTCAAGAGTTGCTATAGATCAAGCAGTTAGAGACGAAAGGTTGACAAATCTCTAAAACCATGCCATGCTACAGGTAGGTGAGACGTGAATACTATGCTTGACAAACTACAGAAAGTAGTGTACCCTACGTTACGTAACGTACCTACGTACTTAAGTACCTTTACGTTCCTTACGTTACGTACGCTCCTAGGTCTTACGTTCTTTACGTTAGTAATCCTAGGAGCGTTGGCTCGAATAATCGCAAACAAGTTAGACGACAGGAGAACCACCCATGAGCAGTGAACTCACAAGAGAGCAGAAACAAGCATTACATCGGGCAGTGCTAGAAGGCAAGGCCGAACCGATTGCTCTACTCATAGAGATGCACAAAGACACGACAGGCGGCATGCGCCACTGGCTGAATCACAAGCTTATGGAAATCATAGCCTGTGACATACCAAAGAAGGCTATGTGCCACGATCAAGGCATGACGATAGACCGCACCGACAAGGCTTTTCTAGGCTGTGAGAAAATCTTCTCTGAGTCTATGGCGTTTGCCAAGAGAGAAATTCCAGAAGTACAGTCTAAAATGTCTGCGACCGTGGAGCACAGCGGCGAACGAATCGGACAGATCATCGACAGCTGTATCTCTCGTATCATGTGCGAAGACAGGTTAATGAACCGCGAGGCATGGTTCGACGTGATTACGACGCACGCCAAGCTATGCCGGGCATTGATGGGCATTACACAAGTGCCCGAAGGCGCGAACGATGAATCTCATACGTGAGTTAGACCGGTACGACCCCAAGTGGCGGGAGAACATTTCTCCCGACCCGCTTGCGGCAGGCGTCGAGATTGGGTTGCTCGAACCCGAAGACTTAGACGACGATTACCAACCGTTGAATTTCGGAGACTGACATGCAAGTCACGCTGATAAAAGACCTACCGGAATATCTGCGCTTTGTCGTGGAGAATCCTACCATGGGGTCTAAGACTGTCTGCCCGAAGTGCGACGGGGGCAGGACGGGTGAGTTATCCCTGTCTGTCAACGAGAAAGAAGACGGCATAGTTTGGCTACGCTGCTGGCGCGCATCCTGTGGCTGGCGCGGTCTAACCATGACCGATCCTACGGCAACGGTGTCGGGACGCAAGATGAAGAAAGTCACCGTCTATCGCGACCCGATAGAGCCGTTAGGTAATCACCTACAGGCACGGCTGCTTGGCTACGACTTACACCCCTCTGAGGTCTATGAGCATGGGTGGGGCGCAAGCCCGGACGGTAAGACGCTTATCATGCCCATACGCTGCCCCTACGGCGGCGTGAGAGGGCACATAACGCGCACGTTCGACAAGCCGAAGCGCTGCTTTACGTACAAGGCTACGGCACAGCCGTGGTTAGACTGGTGGAACTGTGACAGCGTTCACGAGGCCACCATCGTAGTAGAAGACACACTTTCCGCTTGTCGTCTTGCCGGGTTGGGCTACCGTGCGGTAGCCCTGCTCGGTACTTCGATTAGCAATCCGCAGGCGAAAGAGATTGCGACTATAGCCCGGATCGAGGGCTTAGTACGACCCGTTTATCTCGCCTTAGACCGGGACGCGTTCGCAAAGAGCCTACATTTGGCGAAGCGACACGCGCACATAGTTCGGTTCTTACCTGTCTGTCTAACCGAAGACATTAAGAACATGAAAGACGACGACGACATTTATAAACTTTTTAAGAGGGTAACCTAATGAACCTTACAGACATGCTAAAGCTAGTGACAATCCTTGGTTTCGTCCTGAACAACCAGAAGTTCGACAATGAGAAAGACAGCGAGACGGGGCGTGCTATGAACGAGACGCTTCTTGAAATCTTTGCTACGCTGTTAGCTAACACTGGTGACGCTGACTTTATCGTCGAGATGCTTGCGTCTGGTCGCACGGGCGACGGCGGAGAACTGACTGAGCAGGACAAAGCACAGTTAGACGACATTCGCACAGCCGTTGATGCAGTAAACGGGCATGACGCACGTTCTAACTACGTCGAAACGAAAGACGACCCGACACAACAGAACGAAGATGCCAAATCCTGAGCACCAGAAGGGGGGGCCGAAACCGCCCCCCCAATTTGTGCGCATGTTCTGGACATGGACGCTTATCTGCTTCCTGTCCGGCTATACTTTTTGTTGGTCTATGCTCGGGAGTTAGACTGTGGACGATCTAAAATTGGTCGCGGCAATTTGCGACGACAGGAGCAGCTATGAAAAACTCAAGGGAATTGGTCTTGACCCAACGGACTTCTCCGAAGCGGGGCGTAGCGTTGTCGAATCGGCTGGTGTCCAGTATCAGCGGGATGCCAAGTCTAAAAGACTTGACTTGGACGTTCTCCGAAGTCAGGTCACACGGCGCTTCGGTGCGGGTAGCATGTGTGATAGTGTTATGGACTACGTGGCAAGCTTTCCGAATGACGTGTCTAAAATCAACGTCATCGAAGAGTATCGACTTCTTCGTCTTGGACGCGTCTCTACCGAACTGGCGACTCTACTGGCGACCGGTCAACACGGACAGCCTACAGAAGAGGCACTGGCTAAGTATAGTAGGCTCGCGGCAGGTGAGGAAGCGGAGACGTTCAAGGAGCGTCTAACTTTCGATGACTTCGAGGCCGACGAGGCCGCAAGAATCCCCGTCTATCCCGGTAGTCTAAACGACTTCATCGGTGGAGGCGTAATGCGCGGCCACAACATCGTGGTCTATGGCAGACCCGAATCAGGCAAGAGCCTGTTCGCAATTAACTCAGCTGCCAACTGGATTAGGAACGGTTACAAAGTGCTATACGTTGCGAATGAAGAGCCGGATACGGACATTACACTACGGCTGATATCTCGGCTCGTCGGGTGCGATATCGGAGCGTTAAGGAACGCTGACGTGCGCAGAGAGGCGTTTAAGCACTGTCGTAAGACGTATAAGAACTGGATTTTGCTACACCGGGCCGGATGCAGCGCCCGGGACGTGGCGCGGCAAGCCGCTAGACTTAGACCGGATATTATTATCGTTGACCAGATCAAGAATCTTGCGTGCGCTGATGACAACCGGGCTTTGCAGTTAGACCGGCTGGCCCAAGAGGTTCGTAATTTGGCTATCGAGTTCAGGTGCGTTACCATGTCTGTTACACAAGCAGGCGACAGTGCGGAAGGGCGGCTCGTGCTCGGCATGAACGACATAGAGTGGTCTAACACGGGCATACCCGGGGCCGCTGACCTGATGATCGGTCTGGGCGTCGATGCGGAGTATATGAATATGAACAAGCGTATGCTGTCTATTTGTAAGAACAAGCCGAACGGCAAACACGGGCACTTTCCTGTCTGGATCAATCCGAAAAAGACGGCTGTGCTATCGAGGGCGCGAGCGTGAGATGTAAAGGCATCTACTTCCTACACATACCAGTATGGGGCATCTATCTCGGAGTGCCGCCAAAGTGCGGCAGTACGTCCGTACACGCAGCGCTCAAGTGGGCTGGAATCATTTATCACTCCTACCGGGCGGCTGCTATACCAGACGGTGCTCAAGTCGAGTTCGTCATGCGGCACCCGTTAGACCGGTTTAAGAGCCTATGGCGTTTCCGCTGCGTGGTGGGTGGCGACGGAACTTACGGCACGGGGCGAGCCTTGCATGGCTTAACGCCTCACCAGCTGTTCAAACATACGAAACGGTTCCCCGACAAGCACTGGGAGCCGCAAGCAAACTTGGTCGAAGACCTACCGACACGGTGCAACGTACGGTACATCACGTTGGGCGACCTACGTCTAACGCTGCCCACGTTGAACACGACCGAGGGCGACGTACCCATGAGCAGCGCACTTGAGCGTAAGATATTGAAGCGCTACGCCGAAGACGTAGAGCTATACGAGAGGGCTACAGCATGACTATGAACCCGCAAAATGGCAAAGGTGACAAGCGCATTGGTTTCGACCGGACGCGCAATACTAAGGCGACCTTCAGTAGCGAGTGGGACAGGATATTTGGGCCGCGCATGGAACCTTCAGAAGTACGAGAGGCTCAGTTAGACGAACACAGGCGGATGTGCCGAGAGGAAGGCATGACCGAAGACGAAATAGACCAACAAATCGAGGATAGAGCACTATGATTACTTTAGACAAGCTGGATAAACTGAATTTGGATCAAGTCCAGATTGAGAACTTCGCCGACGAAGACGCAATTTTAGACGCACTGGCCGGGGCTTCGGAACAGGGCCGACAGGGATGGGGCGTTAGACGGGAGCAAGCCGTGATACTCGGGCTTGCGCGCAGTACCCGCGTGCTCGCCAAGATCGCCGATCAGGCCGATACAGCGCAGCGCAACCTCAAGGGCGAGCAAATGGCCCATGGACGCCTGAAAAAGCGCTACGCGGACGTACAGCAACGCTTAGCGCTCGCTGAGGCAGGCAGGCAGGAGCTAGCCAAGGTGCTGAACGATGCGACCGTTGCCAAGGTTGCGGCAGGGGTTGACAGCGGCGCATAAACGTGTTAAGCTACAGGTAAGAGGGACGTATTATGCACGAGCAAAGCTACATAGACCGCCCCGGCATCCAACATTGGGATTGGAACCGGTTGACAGGTTGGGCCATGCTTACTATGCTGGCTCTTGTCTTTACGCTGATTTACGCTGCTATTGCGACCGGCACCAGCCGGGCAGCGCTTGAGCTAGCCTATGACAAGTACATCGACACGCCCGTTGAACGTAACGAGTGGGGGCAGCTACAGCACACCCCTGAGTTTATGTGCGAGGCGTCTATACGCCAATGGCTTGAGAACTGCGGTAAAGAGTAATGCTATACTTCGACCTTGAAACGACCAACGTGCGATTCGGGACTGCGTTAGACCGCAGAAACCACATCGTCATGGTCGCATGGGCCGAAGACAACGGTAAGGTGGAAAGTTTCCACGGTGATATCATGCAGGCTACCGACTTTTGGGCCGCACTTAGACGCCAGAAGTCAGCCTGCGCCTACAATGCCAAGTTCGAGATGCACTGGCTTAAGCGGTGCGGATTTGACATTGATAGTGTACGCTGGCACGACCCGATGCTGGCCGAGAAAATACTGCTCGGCAACATTAGGAAGCCTATGAACTTGGGGGACGTATCAGAGAGATATGGATTCAGGGGAAAAGACCCGCTGATCGACTCTTTGATGAAGGCAGGAGTCTGCCCGTCCGAGATGCCGCCAAAAAAGCTCGCACGGCGAGCTAAGCGTGACGTGAGTACGATGCGCAAGATATTCGGCACCCAAAAATTAGTCTTAACGAGCCAAGAGCAAGTGCACCTGTACCGGAACAGGTGCGACTTTAGCGTGGTGCTCACGCACGTAGAGGCCGAGGGCATGCAGTTAGACCCGGCCAAAGTTGCAGAGCATTACGTGAGTTACGTCAAGGATTTGGCGCAGTTGACGGCCAAGCTTGATAATCTGACCGGGGGCATTAACATGAATTCCCCTGACCAAAAGGCGCACTACCTTTATGGCACCCTCAAGTTTCCTGAGATAAAAGGATCGAGCGGGAAGGTCATGCGCAACAAACCGTCTAAGCAGTTCCCGCACGGAAGACCGAAGACGGACAAAGATACGCTATCGTGGCTCATGGGCCAAGCAAAGACAGCAAAACAGCGGGAGTTTGTAAGTCTGTCTAAGCTTTACTCGAAGTGCAACGCCGCCGTGTCGAAAAACCTGATGTTCTTTCAGGGCATTTGCGAAGAGTACGGCGGCAGGTTCCACGCGCAGTTTAACCAGATTGTCGCGGCTACACACCGTCTAACGAGTTCGGGCCTACCACTCCCGTTCGCACTATTCGACGGCAAAGAAAAGTCGGTGCAGTTCCAGAACATGCCACGAGTGTTCAAGAACTGCTTCGACGCCCCCAAGGGTTATAAGATATGTGAAGTGGACGCCATGCAGCTTGAGTTTCGCGTAGCGGCATTTGCAGGGCAAGACAAGCAGGCTATCGCTGACATTAACGACCCCGACTTCGACGCACATATATTTACGGCGTCCGAGATAAACGGGCTTGACTACGACATTTTGTTAGCAGACTACCGAGGGGTGAACGGACGTGGCAACCAGAAAAAAGCAAAAGCGCTTAGACAGGATGCGAAAGAACACACGTTTAAGCCACTCTACGGTGGAACGAAAGGTACACCGGGCGAGGAAACCTACTACGCCAAGTTTGCCGAACGATATGCAGGCGTAGCAGCCGAACAAGAGAACTGGCTAGCCGATGTTATGCGCGAGGGATTGGTCATCACGCCATGGAAAATGCAGTTCAGCTTTATGACCTACGTCAATCCGCGTGGCGTGCCGATGAACAAGCAGACGCACAAACCGGTTAGACCGCAAGTCGCGAACTACCCGATCCAGAATTTAGCAACAGCCGAGATTGTGCCTATTGCAATCGTAGCGCTCTACAAGCGCTGCAAGGCAGAAGGGTTAGACGTGAAGTTTGTCAACACCGTGCACGACAGTATTATCTGCTACGTGGCGACGGGCGACAACCGGCACACTGAGACAGCGTTTCGCAAGGCCGCAGAGTGGGCATTTACCACAGCCGTCTATGAGCACCTGTCACTTTTTTACGATATCGAGTTTAACGTCCCGCTCGGTATGGAGATGGTCATTGGCGACCACTGGTCTGAGGGGACGGAATCTAAATACGATGACGTTAAGAATTGGAGGAAAGCAGCATGAGTAAAAAGAAAGGTGTGGTCACTGCGGTAGGTAAGGGCAAGTTCTCTTACTTTATCCAGATTGACACGATGGACGGCTTCTACTTCAATACGAAGTACGAGCCGAAGTGTGGCAAAGGCGACGTGGTTGGGATCGAGTACCACAAGAAAGATGACAAGCGCGGCAACGTGCAGAAAGTCAAGGTCATCGAGTCTAACAGTGGCGGCTACAAGCCGACGAACACTGGTGGCGGTGGTGGTGCTGTAAGTTCCGACAGGAACGAAAGTATCGTCTATCAGAGCAGCCGCAAGGATGCGCTGGTATTCCTGACGCTCCTGATCGAGCAGGCCGCTTTCACCACGAAGGGCGCAGCAGGCAAGAAAGAAGAGCAACTCGCTCTCAAGTTAGACGAGATTACCGCTGAGTTCTACGGCGCGGCGATCAACCCGTCTAAGTCAAACGCACTCGCTGGTGCGGCTGATGACGCCAAAGAAGATGAAGAAGACGACTTCGACGACGAAGAGGAAGAGCAACAGGAAGACTTCGACGACGAATGGGACGACTGAGTACCCCTACTGTGTGGGCGGCTTTCACAGCGCCCACCTTTTTTGAAAACTGAATTTTTCCAAAGTTGGCTGAGGCGAACTGATGACCTGTAAAACTTGCAACGGAACGGGGCACGACAAGGCAGGGCGACCTGTGATTTCTTGGGTGCCATTTGTTGACGAACACGGCAAGAGCCGTAAGAGACACGTTACGAAGTCGCTAGGTAGTGGCTGTCCGACGTGCTTAGGGAAGGTGACAGCATGACACTGACAGCACTCATAGACGGCGACTGGATTCTCTACGCCGCAGGATTCG